GACAGTTACAACATTTCATATTTTTGAAGAATAAAGTCATTGGTTATTTTCATAACCTAAAGGTCGACGGTAATTTCTGGTTATCATATCTAACTGTTGATTTAGGACTTAAGCAAGCTTACGAAGTATTAAAAGATGGCGATTTCCCTATAGTGAAATGGAAGAATGAAAAAGACATGGATAACAATACTTTCAAGTATGCGATATCTGACATGGGACAATGGTACACAATCATAATCAAGATAAACAATGTGTTTATCGAGATAAGAGATTCATTGAAATTGTTACCATTTTCAGTTAAGCGAATAGGTGAAAGTTTTGGAACGAAGCATAAGAAACTAGAAATGGAATATGAAGGGTTTCGATATGCTGGATGCGAAATAACAGATGAAGAGAAAAAGTATATTGCAAACGATGTTTTAGTAGTAAAAGAAGCATTAGAGATTATGTTCGAAGAAGGGCACAACAAGCTTACCATCGGTTCTTGTTGTTTGGCTGAGTTCAAGAAAACAATTGACAAAGAAGACTACAATAATTTCTTTCCTAACCTTTATGAAATACCCTACGAAGATAAAACGGTAGGTGATTACATAAGGCGGTCATATCGTGGAGGTTGGTGCTATCTACTAAAAGGGAAAGAAAATAAGATATATAACAATGGATGTACATTGGATGTCAATTCTTTATACCCCAGCATGATGCACAGTATGTCAGGGAACCGATATCCTGTTGGCAAACCACATTTCTGGAAAGGATATATACCAGAAGAAGCGATAGCGTGGAATCGCTATTACTTCGTAAGGATAAAGACAAGGTTTTACCTAAAGAAAGATAAATTACCATTTGTGCAGATTAAGCATTCACTTCTATACAAAGGAACTGAAATGCTTGAATCATCAGATGTGATTAACCCTGAGACAGGTGAGCACTCTCCCTATTACACTAGAGGGGAAGAGGTAAAAGATACAAGGGTTGAAATGGTTTTAACCATGACAGACTATGAACTGCTGAAAGAGCATTATGAATTGGTTGATTTTGAAGTAATAGATGGATGTTGGTTCTTCTCAGAGATTGGATTGTTTGACCCATATATTGATAAGTATGCGGCTATAAAGATGTCATCAAAAGGGGCTAAGAGAGAATCTGCAAAGCTATTCCTTAATAATCTATACGGTAAGCTTGCAAGTAGTACAGACAGCAGTTTTAAGGTGGCATATGTAAAGGAGGATGGTTCACTTGGATTCTACACAGTATCAGAACACGACAAATCCCCAGGGTATATCCCATGCGGAAGTGCAATTACAAGCTATGCCAGGAATTTTACTATCAGAGCGGCGCAAGCAAACTATGGCCACTTTATTTATTCAGATACAGATTCGATTCACTGTAATATGAATCCACTGGATGTAAAAGGAGTTAAACTTGATTCATCTAAATTTTGTTGCTGGAAGCCTGAGTCACAATGGGATGAAGCAATGTTTGTAAGACAGAAAACCTATGTAGAACATATTACGCATGAAAATCTAAAACCAGTGGAAACGCCTTATTATGATATAAAGTGTGCAGGAATGCCACAAAAGTGTAAAAATCTTTTTGAATGGTCAATGAGTGATGAGTTACCAGAGGGCTTGAAACTTAGTGAGGAAGAGGAGGAATTTGTTAAATGCAGAAGGGAATTAAAAGATTTTACAATTGGCTTAGAGGCCCCGGGAAAATTAAGGCCAAAGAGAATGAAGGGCGGTGTATTACTTGTGAACACTACATACAAGATGAAGTGAGAGCCTGTAATAATTATCAGCATTACAATACTGATAATATTTCTGTTAAGTATGAAAATTCTTTACGCACGAATGATGCTTTAAGAAAGCAAATTAAAATACTTGAAAATAATATTGATAAATTATCATCAGATTATTTAAGAGAACAAGATATGAATTTTAGGATAGCAGAGTTAAGGCAACAAGTAAACGAATTAAAAATTGAGAATACAAGGGTTAGAAATTATATAAAATTTTATAGTATGAGCTTATATCAAGCAATTTATGAAAGGGGTATTTAAATGGAAGAAATTCGAAACAGTTTTGGTTGACTACGAGGAATACAAAAAATTTGTGAGTTTTACTGATGGAGGATTTAGAAAAGGAGTGAGAGCAATATGGAAACAGGATTATTTGATAAAAATGGAACCCCAATTAACATCGGAGACAGGACCAGATTGGTATTAAAAGATGGCGAGGTCCGAGAGTTCGATGTGCGTTTTAAAACAGTTAAAAGGACAACGATTAAGACTCTTCGCGGATTTGGGCCGGAGAGCATAGATGTTTCAATAACTGGAATTTTCTTCTGCTGGCAGGAAAACGATTTATTACCGTGTGTGGATGAAAACGGGGTTTCTGATGTGGAAAAAATGGAAGTGATTCAGCCGCCGTTTTGGGTGCAAGTAGTTTGTGAGTTGAAGGGAAGGTGCCAGATGAGAAAGGGTTTAAGATGGTTTATTAGGAGGAATCATAATGGCAAATAATAGATTGTATATTAGATGCACCGGATGTGGTGAAAAAATTATGATAGCAAAAAAGTTTTTTGGGCCCGTGGGATATGAGGAATGGTGTAATGGTGATAAAATAGCAGAATTTCTAGTAAAACATTCCGAAAGCATGTGCTACTATGAGGACCAAGCAACGGTAAATCAATTTGAATTTATTAATGAAGATGAATTATTTGAATTAGGTGAATTATAATTTTAAGAGGGAGAATAATCTCCCTCTTTATATCTTTACACATGATATCTCAGCGCGCCCTGTAAAAACGAAAAGTTGGTAGGGCGGTTTCTTCCACCCGTACAGCCCCTACTCCCTCACTGAAATTGACATGTGGAGATACCCTTTAATAGGATAACGCTTTAAGTATTGCTTCTTTACACCGAAGGTCTTTAAAACGAAAACATCCCTTCTCAAAATAATCTCGTAATGTTTGCAAGAACATATCGTTTCTCTTAAGCATTACATAGTTTATCTCATGGTCGTCTGTAGTGACCGTTATCTTCAATCGGAAAGTATTATCAGGCTTGTCATCCATATAGATAAAACCTTGCTCAAGATATTCACGGATTCCATAATTAACCCCGTTGTATCGTATCGTGCATAAGTACCTGCCACTACCAACAGGCCGTTCAATAAAAGCCTTGTTGTCATTAAGATAAACAGACATTGAAGAATAGGCAACATAATCGTTTTTAGCAAACGCCCGGTTAAACGCACTTTCTTTCTGTGCTGTTGATGCTGATTTATTAAATCCTTGTTCCAGAACAAACCCATTACCTCGTAAAAACTTCGTGTCTTCCCTCAGTCTATTAGAAATACCCATCTCTATGTAATATGGATTAATAATAGTAACAGGGTTGCCTATCATATATACAGGTAGGTATCTAGCCATTTCCCCGTTTCCCCTTGCCACACTGGTATGAAGAGAAATGAACTTGCGTACTTCATCGGAACAGTATCGGTTAGACTCACTCTGAAATTCATCCAAAATCATGTGCTGTGTATCACTGAACAGATGAGCATATCTTTTAAGCGGGTCAGCACTGTTAAGGGAAACAGCATATCCGCAGGATGTTTCATCAAGAAAGAGTTCGTGGTAGATACCAGATGCTCTTCTCTTTGACTCCATAATCTGACCTGGATAGAAGATTGCTTCTAAGTCTTTAAAGAACTTGTCGGCCACATCATCGAGCTCATAGTTATACCGATAAACAAGCATGAATTTTTCACCATACTTCTTGAACCGGTTCACAACATAGTTATTAAAAAAAGTTGTCTTACCAGCACTTCGGTTGGACGTGCAGATATATATTTCGGGCTTCTTCCCGTTTAAGTCTCTCATCGACAATAGTCGGTTTCCATCATAAAATTCAGACAATTCAGACAATTCCTCCTTTCCATCTGTTCTATAATAAGTATAACATAATACTTGACTTTTGTCAAGCAAAGTGTTATAATTAATACAGAAGGGAGGGTTTAGTACATTGCCAGATACAATTATTAATGCGGTACAATCGTTAGGAGTCGCAGTGGTATTGTGTTTATTAATGGCTTACTTTGTGAAGTATATGTTCGATAAATTTATGGCTCAGAGAGACGCAGACTCGCAGTTATACAACGAACAGATTTCAGCTTTAAAGGATGCCATAAATAATAACACTATCGTAATGACAAAGATTTTGTCAGCACTTGATGTAAAGGAGACATAGTTATGACATGCACAGCAATTAATATGCCCGAGACAGTCAGCGTAGCATTACTTGTTATAGCTGGACAGTTCGGGAACGGAGAAGACCGGAAAGTGAAGCTGGAAAAAGCTGGATACAACTATGCTCAGGTGCAGAAATGTGTAAATGAACTTCTTCCTATTCTAACGAAATACGGAGGTAAATGAAATGCCAGCAAACATACAGATAGCGTACAATTGGGCTGTTGAAACCTGTGCGAAGCCAAACGTGGGATATTCCCAGCAGTTCCGTAATCAGGTCACAGTAAACGGAATCACGTATTATGATTGCTCATCGTTTGTCTGGTATGCATTAATCGCCGGGGGTTTTGACATGGTGGGTGAATGGGGAACATGGCCGTTCACCACCGGAACTATGGGAAGTGTTCTTAAGAAAATGGGCTTCACAAAATATCCTGCCACTGTAGAGTGGAAACCAGCAGACATATTAATCAAAACAGGCCATACCGAAATGGCATTTGACCGAACAAGAAGCATGGGCGCACATACCAGCAAAGTTCCTCTGGATGAACAAGTTTCTATCAATGCAAACGATTCAACAGGGAACGGTTGGTTTGAATTATACCGTTGGGAAAACGGGGCTGATAATGAGTGGATTAAAGGGAATAAATACCTTACAATAGGAGAGATGCAGAATAATGCATCAATTATCTATCCATACCTTTTAAATAAAGGGTGGTCGAAAGAGGCTATCTCCGGCATGATGGGGAACATTCAGAAGGAATCCACGGTAAACCCGGGAATATGGCAGAATTTGACTGTAGGCACAGGTGGGTATGGTTTAGTCCAATGGACACCAGCTACCAACTGGACAAATTGGGCCGACATCCACGGTTATGCGCATGACGACGGTTATGGCCAACTTGAATGGATTGATACAGAAACAATTCCATTCGGCCAGTGGATACCAACAGCACAGTATCCAGAAACATTCACGGAGTTCAAAGTAAGTACACAGACACCCGAATATCTAGCAGATTGTTTTTTAAAGAACTTCGAAAGACCAGGCACGATTGACCAACCAGACAGACAGGAAATGGCCAGGTACTGGTATGACTGGTGGAACAACGATTATGTGCCACCGCCTAACCCCCCTTCGAATGGTGGAGAGTGGTCAAGGAAATTACCAATATGGTTTTATTTGAAGAGAAAGGAGATTATTTGATGCCGTATTTAAACAAAGATGAATTTATGGCAAGAATCAAGGAAAGAATTGGTGAAGATATGTCAGACGACGCAGTAAGCTTCATCGAGGACGCCAGCGATACTTATGATGAATTAATCAGGCGTTCAAGCGATACCGAAGACTGGAAGACAAAGTATGAAGAAAATGACTCCCAGTGGCGGCAGAAATACCGTGAACGCTTCTTCACTTCTGGTGAAGAGATTAAGGAAGAGCAGGAAGAAAACGTGAAGGACGACGGAGAACCGCGTACCTTTGAAGAATTGTTTGAAGAAAGAGAGGGCTAATATGGCTACTATTCCAAAAATTAAAACCCTGACGAATACCAGCGTAGATGTTCTGAACGTTATCAGGGAAAATGCAACTCAGAACTACCGGGACTATGTACCGAAAGCTACACCGAACGCTGACTCCATCAGAGAGATTGGCGCAATTATTATGGATTACCCGGCGTTACAAAGTGAGTTCTTATCAGCACTTGTTAACCGTATTGGTCGTGTGATGATTACGTCCAAGATGTATGATAATCCGTGGAGAATGTTCAAAAAGGGCATGCTAGAGTTCGGTGAAACGATTGAAGAGATTTTCGTTAACATGGCAAAACCATTCCAGTTTGACCCTACAGTTGCAGAATCCGAAGTATTTAAACGTGAGATTCCCGACGTAAGAGCGGCATTCCATATTCTGAATTACAAGAAGTTCTATAAAGCCACTGTACAGAACGACAGCTTACGTCAGGCGTTCCTTTCATGGCAGGGCATTACAGACCTGATTGCTAAGATTGTTGATGCCATGTACACAGGTGCAAATTATGATGAGTTTATCACCATGAAATACATGATGGCAAGGCATATTCTGGATGGACATATGTATCCTACTTCTATTCCTGCTGTTGAGACAGCTAATATGAAAGCAATCACGACAGCCATTAAGGGCGTTTCTAATGAGTATGAGTTCCAGAGCAACAAATACAATCTTGCTGGTGTTTATACACATACCATGAAGCGTGACCAGTATCTTTTACTTAACGCTAAGTTTGACGCAGCTATGGACGTTGAGGTTCTTGCTTCTGCATTCAATATGGATAAGGCTGAGTTCATGGGACAGCGGGTTCTGGTAGACAGCTTCGGAAATCTGGATTTACCGAGACTTCGTGAACTGTTTGCTAATGACCCAACTTACAAAGAGCCGAGTCAGGCAGAACTTACCGCTTTAGACCAGATTCCTTGTGTACTGGTTGATAAAGACTGGTTCATGATTTTTGATAACTTCTACAATTTTACAGAGCTTTACAACGGCGAGGGACTGTACTGGAACTACTGGTATCATGTGTGGAAGACATTCTCTGTTTCTCCTTTCGCTAATAATGCGCTGTTTATTCCGGGAACACCGGGTGTTACTTCTGTAACTGTTACGCCGGGTACAGCTACCGCAGCAGTAGGGCAGTCCGTACAGTTTAACGCGGCTGTAGTAACCACTAACTTTGCACCTAAATCTGTTGTATGGACAGTGTCTAGTGAGAACGCTGCAGTAGACCAGTCAGGTAAGGTAACACTGCTTACCGGGGCTACAGGAACTATTACAGTAACAGCTACCAGCACATTTGATGATACAAAGACTGGAACGGCCACTATCACAGTTGGCTAATCATTGAAATTGTTTCACGTGAGACTAACTTAATGTTTCACGTGAAACATTTATTAAAAGGAGGATTAAATGTATATAGCTCCTACAAGTATTGTTAAAATACTTAGAAACATTCCTTTAGATAATACGTATAAAGATACTCTGTACTTTGCAAATGAAGGGGCACAGTCCAGTTACTTTCTTACACAGATGAAGGTTCAGTTTGCAAACTATACGTACATCAGAAAAGAAAACAAAATTAGAGTGGAAGCAACAGCAGATACACTCTTTGACTGTAACTATATCATGTGGCAGAACCCATCATTCGGTGCAAAATGGTTTTATGCTTTTATAATCGATGTAGAATATCTAAACAACGAAACAGCAGAAATCACATTTGAAATTGATGAAATGCAGACGTGGTATTTTGGGTACACAATAAAACCGAGCTTTATTGAAAGAAACCACACCGTTACAGATGTAATTGGTGATAACTTAGTGCCGGATAATCTGGAATTAGGCGAATATGTTTTTGATACGCCTACAAAAACAGGGTTCTTTAGAAACACCAAATATATCGTTGCTGCAACATTTGATAAGAATTTAAATCCAGCCGGGGGTGCTGAGTATATGGGTGTATACTCAGGTTTAGTTTATAATATATTTGACCGCCCACAAGATGTGACTACATTTATTGATGAAGCGACAGCCGATAATAAAAGTGAAGGAATAATAGGTGTATTTATTATGCCAGCTGACTTTATCACAAATAGTAATGAAGCAAAATTAAACGCTTTACATTTTTCCCCTTCACTAACAAATATTGACGGGTATGTCCCTAAAAACAAAAAACTTTTTACTTACCCTTATAATTTTATTAATGCAACTAATAATATTGGAAATGAAGCTCAATACAGGTATGAATTTTTTACTAAAAACCCTGTAACTGGAAATTGTGAATTTTCTGTTATAGGTGGATTAAATAACTCACCAGAATTTATTTTAGTCCCCAATTCATATAAGGGTGTGCCAATGAACTACAATGAAATGCTGGTATTGAATGGGCTTCCTGTTTGTTCATTCTCAACAGACACCTTTAAAGCATGGTGGGCGCAGAACAGTGGAACTTTTGCAGCCGGAACAGCGGGTAAAGCTATAGGACTAGTTGGTTTAGGATTAGCCGTTGCAGGTGGACCAGTGACAGTAGCTATTGGTGCTGCGGCAGCTTTAGGCGGGGTTCTTAGCGGTATTACCACGGTTGCAGGAGCAGTGGCCGAGGTGGAGAAACATGCCACAATGCCACCTAGAGCGAATGGTGTAACAAATGCAAATATTTTGTGGGCTGCGGGTGCGTTTGATTTTTTCTTATATCCTTGCCATATTACACAAGAATTTGCTAAAATAATTGATGATTTTTGGAGTATGTACGGTTATCCAATACACGAAGTAGGAATACCAAACTTAAATGCCAGACCACAGTGGAATTATGTTAAACTAAGTAACCCATCTTTAGTAGGTAGTATACCTGTAAATTCAATGAAAAAAATTAAACAGATTTTCATTGATGGTGTCACATTTTGGAAGAACCCAGCTAATGTTGGTAGATATGATTTACCAAACGAAGTGTAAGGAGGTGAGTAGTTGAAAAACCCTAGAAAACAACGTAACTTTTGGGAGAGTAAGTATTTAAATGACAGAGCTTATATACACTGGTATGATATGCTTACAAACCTTGCTATCAGTATGTTTGAATGGAAAGGCCTTCCTGATTCTGTAGACCCGCGATTCTTAGAGCTTGCACTGTTCGCAGATGGTATGGCCATCTTCTTTAAAGATGAAGACTTATCTGACGATTATAACGGGCAGTTCTTCGCATTACAGACAATGATAGGTGGAAGACTAGATGTTTATCGCGTGCCAGATGAAAGAAGGGCTTATGCCACCAACGGTTACAACAGAAGGCTTGATTCAAAAGACAGTGTAATCATATTCAACAATATGACCAGAACCAACTGCCTTGCTGATATCGAATATTTTGCAAGAAAGCTTTATGAAGTTGACAGAACGATTGATGTTAACGTAAAAGGCCAGAAGACACCAATTGCAATTCTGTGTGACGAGAATCAGCGTTTAGTAATGAAGAACTTGTATGCCCAGTATGATGGAAACGAACCGTTCATATTCGGAAGTAAAAACTTAGACATTAAAGGAATTCAGGCAATTAACACAGGTGCGCCGTTTGTCGCTGACAAGTTACAGATGCTCAAAACGCAGATATGGAACGAAGCACTGACTTACTTAGGTATCTCTAACGTAAGTACCGACAAGAAAGAGCGGTTGGTGAGTGATGAGGTAACAATTAATACTGGTGCTACAGCGGCACAGAGATATACAAGACTTAATATGCGAAAGATGGCCTGCGAAAAGATTAATCGGATGTTCGGACTGAATGTATCAGTTGAATATCGCGAAGACCTTCCACTTATGGAAGAAGCTGGCGTCGGTGAAGTTGAAGAGGGAGGTGAAGCGGATGAGTAGATTTACTACCGAGGTAAGATATATCTGTGAAGTGAATGCCGGACTTACGGAAAGTAAGGGGTTTGGCCAGATACAGGAAATTATCCAGAAAGCTATTCCAGGCGTGTTTAACTTCAATTTCCCGATATTCGATGAAAACTACAGAAACGTTCTTGAAACAAAGATACTGACGCACTTCTACACCCGTGAAATTGCATTCGAAACAGTTGGACTGTGGCAGTTAAAGCTATACACAAAACTGAACGAAATTATGCCCTACTACAATCAGTTGTATAAAAGTGAATTATATGAATATAATCCGTTGTACGATGTAGATTTGAAGAGAGTTCACAATGTAAAAGCGAATGGAACAGAAAATAAAACAGGTACAGAACAGAGAAATACAAACAATACAGAACATACCATGACAGATGGAACGTCTAAGAATACTAACACTGTTACTGGAAAGCAGTTCATGTCAGACACACCACAGGGGGCTTTAACCGATATTGAAGCCGGACGTTACATGACGCAGGCAAACATCAACAACGACAGCATTGTGAATGATGGGACAATGGGTTCAACTAGTGACCACGACTTCAATTCAGATGCGACAGGTAATACAAGTGAAAACAGGGCTTTCAATAACACAGAAGATTATCTGGAAAGTGTACAGGGTAAACAAGGGTCAGGAAGTTACAGTGATATGATATTAAGATTCAGGGAAACTTTTCTGAATATTGATATGTTAATTATTGACGAACTGGAAGAATTGTTCTTTCAGCTTTGGGATTAAGGGAGGATAATTTTATGGTAAATGATGGAATTGGAAATGGGAACTTCACAACATTGAAACCATTTGCTTTCTGGACACAGCATGTGTTACCATTGGTTTATGGTGACGAAATTAGTTACATGGAAACACTGGGGAAGATGCGGGATATTCTTAATGAACTGATTAAGAACAACAATAATCTCCCAGATTATATTCAGCAGATGATTGAAGAGTATATCTCAAGTGGAGCTATTGAATCGGTTATTGATAAGATTCTTTCTAATTTTATCTTGAACGTTAAGTACCCGCCGACGGGTGTTCCTAAAGCTAAAGGGGATGGAACGACGAATGACCATGACTCTATCCAGGGGTGCATTGATTATGCCGCTGGTTTAGGTGGGGGTGTGGTTTATTTACCTGCTGGAAAGTATTTAACCAGTTCGTTGGTGTTGAAACCGGGCGTTACACTGTTAGGTTTTGGTAGGTATGCTACAAACTTGATTCTGGCTGGTGGGGCGACGACGCATCTGATTACAGGTACGGTTAGTGATGCCGGACTTTTGAACTTAACATTGAATGCAAAGATGAGTTCTCAGGTAAATAGAGTTGATGCCGTGGAGTTAATTGGTAATCATATTGATATTAAAAATTGTATCGTAAAAGATTGCTATACATCCATTAATATTCAGAAGAACGGAACGGGTGTTAATATTTGCGATGTAATTTGCGAGGTAGCTTCTGATGCTTGCTTAAGAATTGGGGGAACTGATGGTGGGCTGCTGGTGGATGGGCTGGAAATGACGGGGCTGTCTACTAACTTAGGTGTGGCTTACATTGTGACTGATTCGAATGGTGATATTTACAGGAACATTAATATTCATGGTACAGGTGCGCTGGGGATTGATGTTGCGGGAAGTCAGAACTATTTTGACGGAAAGATTAGTGGGGTTTCTAAGGATTATGAAGATTTAGGCAGTGACAATACTTTCGAGCTGTTTGGTAAGTCTAGTGTAAAGAATTATACTAATGCGTATACGGTGAATGCTAAGGATGTTGTGCTTAACCCTACGAATCCATTAACGTACAAGACCCCCACGCCTCACGTTTCCGGGCTGAGCTATGTAGAATTTAAAGACACAGTATCGGCTTATAAGGTTGTGGTTTCCAATAACATGGATAGTATTGTTGTTAATCCTAACAATACAGTTAGGCTTTATGCTGGTGTAGGTGGACTTGATATTACATCAGTATTGGAAAATTTAACCGATGATACCACTTTGATTCTTACTAAAGGAACATACTATACAGCTAAAAATAATATAACTGTTTCTGCTAATAATATAGTAATTCAAGGCGACGATGGTGTATTGATTAGGCACGATTTTTTGGGCAATCTTATAAAATTCACAGGAAATAATATCGCTATTAAAAATGTTACATTTGATGCAACAAATAAAACACCTGATAAAAGTACTATAGATAACTATGGTTATTTAATGTTTACAGGCTTAAATTTATACTTTGATAAGATAATATTTAAGTATGTTCACAAAATTGGAATATATGTTGAAAGACTAGGAAATGGATTGAATATGTTTAACAGCAATCTTAAATCAGGGTGGACTTTAGCTGAATTATCTAGCACGGTTATTCCCACTGAATTGCCATTCGGAATTTATTGTAAACATGATAACACAAACGAGTTCTTAGGATGCAACGTTTTTGATTCATTCTTTGAGGATTGCTCATCTGGTATCTATATCGGAAGTTACAATACACCATTAGATAAGCAAGGTTCTTATGTGTCAGGGTGTCATTTTAAAAATATTATTGACCATGGCATATATTTTAACTCAACTGGGCCAAACATGTGTGTTGGTA